GTGTCCAGGGTGCCCATGATCCAAAAAAACGGACCGTGCACGCGCACACAGCAGATCATCCTGCTGCGCGCGCGCGATCACAGCACCAAGCACAGTCACTGTGTGTGCACTCATGTGTATGACTGTGTGTGAGTAGACATCAGCGTCCCCAGGTTGTGAGCCACCAGTTGCGTGGCCCGTGGTCCACGCAGTATCCACTGCGGGTGCAGTGCCGGCAGAGCGTGAGCACCAGCCACACGCCCTGCCGCCTAGGTGGTGCAGGTACAGCAGCCACGGGTGTGGCGCGCCGAGAGGCCGAGCGTGGGTAGCCGTCGGGAATCGAGCAGACGAACATGTCCCCCCCGATAGCCGGCGGCATGTTCGGCAGCGTCATCGCTCTGTACCACGTGCGAATAGGTCAGCGTGGTAGGCATGGCATGCACCGCAGTACCTGTGCTCCACATCATGTGGGTTGTAGCTGGTCATCCTGCACACAGGGCACGTGATGCTGGGTGCTGCCCACGTGTCGATGGCAGAGCGCGGTGTGGTGTGGGTGACCATCCCCCACCACCACACCGGGCTCACTGCATCGCCGGCGGGATGGGTGCGGCCGCGGCCTCGTCGTCGCGGCCGTTGCCGTACGCCTCACGGATCGCCTCGTCGGTGGCGCGTACCACGTGGATGCGTACCGATCCGTCGATGGCGAGACAGCGGGCGCTCGCCGGTAGCCGCTGTTGGATGCTGGCCAGAAGCTGGGATGCGTGCTCTTCGCCGATGTGGTCGTCGTCCGGCCACGTGAGGATGAGGGTGTCACCAGGGCGCACGACGCAGGCCTCTCCAGCGATGGAGATATCACTCATCGGCCACTCGATGCGGCGCGCGGTGCGTGCTCGAGGACGCGTGGTGTGCATGCTTCGATGGTCGCACACCGATGCTGGGACGTTCCGATCATTAGCGGGGCACCTCCACACGGACGGCGAGCCGGCAGTCCGCGGCGCGCCATTCGGGTGGCTCACGCTGGCACAGGTGAGGCTCGCGCGGCCAGATGTGGTACTCGTACGGGGTCGGCGGGATCTTGCGCGCTTGGAGGTTGATCGAGACGCCTGCGATGGCCAGGGCCAGGGCGACGGCGACGGCGATCACCTTGCCGATGACGGTCATGGGCGCGCCGCTCTGGCTACAGCGCCGATGATCAGCAGAGCGGCCAAGAAAATGAGGCACGTCCTGGGAGTGATCATATCCGCGGCGGCCAGTACGCCGTGACCTGGTCAGTAAGCTGCGGGCTTTCCGGCGGGCCGTCGATCATGCGGACACGGAAAACCACGGGATGTAAAATGTCTAGATCGACGGTCCCGTCATCGTGAACCGCGGTGATCAATCCGACATGTGGTCTGTTCGGGTTGAGGGCGTTCGGAACAAACACGATGCGGCCAGGACTAGGACGCGGCGATCTCGGGTTGACGTCGAGGAATATTTCTGGTGCCATTTCCTACTCCATATCAGTTATATAATTACGGTGGGTGACTACACCATAATGACTCTTATGGTGCAGTCCGTTACCGGGCGAAACCGTGATCAATACTCAGGGTCAGAGTTCACGCAACGCGAGTCCCGGTCGCATTCGCATTCCGGATAGCGGCAGACGAACGATGATGACCAGGTTTCGCTGACACGCGAATCCGGCAGCGGCGCTGCGGGCCCGCAGTGCACGAAGGACGTCCACCAGCCGGACGCGCGCCGCGTATTGACCTGAGCATCGGCGCTGTATATCGGGTGAACGAGAAGCCTGGTAGCACCGGGCGCGAGGATGAGATGTATTTCATCCCACATGTCCATGTCAGACCTTCCTCATTGGTCGTAGTTCTTTTTCCGGTGTTTGCGGGAAAGTCGCCGGTTCGCTTCGCGGCGGGCCGCGACGGCGGGGCACAGATTGCGCATGCAGTAGTCGCGGCCGCCGGTGTACGCCTTGGTGCAGCTCGGGCAGTGACCGGGCATCAGCGCGGTGTCGGTCAGTCCGAGCTGCGGCATGACGTCGGCGTTGCCTGTGCGGATCAGGTAGCGGACCGCCTTGTCGATCGTCTCCTGGCTCATGGCCATGGCCGGCATCGTGCCGATGCAGTCCTCTGCACTCACGGTTTCCTCCAGACGGTGCGCGGCGCCGGCCGCGCGTCGGGTTGTCTCGGCTCGCCGATGGCTTGGTTGCAGGGCCGGCATGCCGTGACGATGTGGGCCGGGTCGTCGCCGGTGACAGCTTTTCCGAGAGTGTGGTGCGGCTCACCCGCATTGGGTCCGTGCAGCTGCACGCGCATCCGGCAGGTGTGCGCTCGAGCGCCGGAGCGCTCACACCAGCCGTCGGCGTGCGCGCGGCAGCGGTAGCCGTCGCGGGCGATGATGGCCAGCCGTAGGCGCCGCCATGCGCGGGTGCTGCCCCCCGCCCACGCCCGGCTCACAACAGCCGGACCTCGTGGTCGACGTCCAGCTCCGGATCGACATGGAACCATAGGCAGGCGGTGGCATCGAACCGGATCGGCTGGCGGCATTCGGGTAGCGCGCAGGCAGACGGTGCGTGGGAGATGTCGGATGCCGCTTCTTGGATGATCGAGTCGAGTAGCCGGTCGGCTGACGCATCGACGTCCGTTGCGATTGTTGCGGTGTCAACAGTCGCGGCTGGAACGATGTATTTGCGGCCGAGCAGGGTGACTGTCGCCGGAGGCCGCGACGGCGGATCACAGGCGCCGGCCTGCGGTTCCTCATCCGTTCGGCCGAGGTTGGCGCTGCATGTCGCGCAGCCGGCCGGACGGCTGCCCGCGGGGTGCGCGAGCTGCCACGCGTCCGGGCATGCGTTGTCGCTGTCCTGCGGTCGCGTCAGCGCGCGCCGGGCGAGCATGGCCGCGTCAGTGGTTGCGCCGTCGAGGTCGAGTTCGGCCAGGGCGCCGGTGAGCGCGCGTGCGAGTATCCAGCGTTCGTCGAGCATCGCGCTGTGCGCGCGTTGGATCAGCATGTTCCGTAGGCGTGTGTGGTCCGAGGGGTACATGGGGCAAATCACCACATCTCGATGGGAGGTTGGGGCATGGTGCACCCCACCCCTGATGATCGTTTTGGGCGCGCGGAAGCGCTCGATCGTCAGGGATGGGGATGTTCTCGACGGTCGGCAGTACGCACGTTCGCAGAGCTCACCGCGCGCACCATTACGTACGCGCCAGGGCGGGTGGTCAATGTCGACGGCTCTCGCCGACCGGGGCCGACGCGAGGTGAGCGCCGGGGTGCCGTCCGGGCGGATCCCTCTGCGGGATGCACGTTGGGCCTGCCGTGATCTACAGCCATCCTCGCGGGTGGTGCAACACGTGCCTGGCCGTCGACTCCAGTGCGCGAGAGCGGTGCATTTGAGCCGTCGCGTGGCGGCTGGACGTTGTGCGTACGCCTCGCGGCGATCCGCGGTTACTACCTGACTCCGCGTTGAGGTGTTCGTGTCAGCTGCAAGCCTGACTTGCGCCATCTGAACAGGATCTATGGCGACTCGATCACCGAGGCACTTTCCGGTAGCCTCACTCCTAGTGTTTTTTGGCAGCTGTAGCTTGACCGTCCGGCCGTGGATTTGCAAGGTCCACGGACCGGGCGTTCTTGTTTCTACGCTCTGGGCGAACATGATCTAGGCGAGTCCGGCCCGGCGCCGGGCGGCGATCAGCTCGGCGACGTCGGCACGCCAGCACAGCTGCACGTGGCCGATGGCGTAGATCTTGAGCATCGCCTCGCCGGCGGTGCGCCGCCTGCCGGGTGGGCCGATGGTGCGCAGCGATTGGCTCCACCGTATGACGGTGCGCGGAGTGACACCCAGAGCGTGAGCAGCCTCAGGAACGGTAAGCCAGTCGGACGGGTTCGGGACATCCATGACCAACATGTTGACACACGTGGCGAGTGGGTGTCTAGTTGAGGCATGACAACTGACAAAACACAGGCCAACCTGACGGTCGAGGAATGCGAGCACGGTGACGACTCGGCCGCCTGCCAGCTGAAGCATCGGGTCCCCGAACAGCGCGAGCAGCAGGGCCGGGCGCGGGCCCGGGCCATCGCCGCGATCCACGCCTACGCCAACTGGCTGGCCGCGCATCCCGAGGTGCCACTCCCGACCGACCTGACCGGGTCACAGCACATCCACGGTGACGATGACGAGCGGCGGGCGAAGGTGCGCGGCTATGCCGCCCGGGTCGGCTGCGAGCTCGTGGAATACCAGGGCCACCTGTACGCCAAACAGGTATTGGCCACGATGGAATGCAACGGGATCGACATCAAGCATCAGGTGCAGACGCACCCGCGGCGTCGCACCGCGCGGTGAGCGGTGAGCGTGTTGCTGTTCGTCGGGACCCGGCGTCCGGGGGAGCTGACCGATCAGGGCCGGTACGCCGAGACGGTGTCCAGGCCGGCAGCTGCACCGGTGGCGCACGACGATCCGCTGAGCGTGACCGGGCACCACGTCGGTAACGGCGTCGGTCGTTACGCGTACGCGGGCCGGCATCGCCGGGTGCGGTAAGTCTCCCCCGGCGCCTGCGGGTCTGGGTCGCTACAACCATCAGCCGATGGGATCGGAGTCCGCGGCGCCGGGGGTCCATGATCAAACCCAATTGTCCATCCTAGGAAGGAATTAGCATGGTTGAGAACGGTCTGCCGGAGGCAGGCGGCAGGAATGGCCTTACCCAGGCGCAGCGGATGGCGCGGGTGCTCCGACTCCTCGACGAGTCTTACCTAGCGCACGCGCGCGGTAACAAAGAGTCGATGATTTTGGCGTATGAGCAGGCGCAGGAGGTGGACGACGCGGTGGTGATCGCGGTCCGCGGCGGGTTGATGATCGGTGAGATCCCCCGGCCGGAGGATGACTACCCCGCTTGGGAGAAATACGTGGAGGCCGCGCAACGCCGGTCCCTGGCGTGAGCCGGAAGGGCCGGCGGGGCTCGCCGTACTGGGCCGTGATGGCAGCGCAGAGCCAGATCGTCAACGAGCAGCTGGAGGCAGCCGGAATGTCATGGCCGATCAGGGAACGGGGTGAGTCCATCGCCGAAGGTACGCCACCGGTGATCGACTGGACGCTCTGGCGTAAATGCCCGGCCTGCCGGGCCCGGACGGGGCACCCGTGCTGGTGTCGCACCGGCGGTGGGGAGCACGGCACCGAGCCGTTGCCGCTGGACCGTCCCCACACACTGCGCAGACGGCGCACCGGCCGCTAGCACGGAAAGCCCCCCCCCACACACAGGATTGTCCGGTCCTGAGCATGTGTGGGGGGGTTTCCGACCGTACGGGACAACCCTCAGACACGCGAACGTCAGGGTACTACCCGGCAAGCGGCTCGTCAGGGGGCTGGAGAGCTTCGACCACCCCGTTGACGATCAGAATGATGTCGGCCGAGTTGAGCCGCGGTGAGCTCACTTTCGTGCGGATGTCCTTGATCGCGGTGCTGAGGTCGACGCTCTCACCGGCGACCTCGCTGTCCCCGGCGACCTTGTCGCGCAGGTTCGCGATGGCCTCGATACGCCACAGCCCGGACCAGGCGTCCGGGTCGTCTTTTGCTGCCATGCTGGCGATCCCCCAACTACTCATGTCGTTCTGGCCGGCATGGTCATGCCGGCCGCTGACGTGGGCGTGCCCGGTGTGCGGGTCGGCGCCGGTGTAGGCGACGCCGGCGTAGCCGCGGCTACGGGAGTAGATGACCCGGTCGAAGATGATGTATTCGGCGCGGTAGTCCAGGCCGCGGCGATGCCGGTCGACCAGCGAGGCGACCAGGGTTGCGAACGGCACCGGCCATGGGCCACTGGAGTCGACGTCGACGGCCAGGACACGCCCGTCGGGCAGCGGCTTGTGGTCCGAGGTCCCCGTCTGGTGGGCGGCATCGCCGATCCACCCGTCCGAGGCCTTGTCCCGGCCGGGGTTCAGGTCGTCGAACTGGCCACGCAGCTGCACGAGACACGGGATCAAGTAGACCGTCATGGGCCTATCCTGCACCCTTGGCCAGCAGGAACAGCGAAACCAGCACGCTGGACGACGCCAGGACGTACGCCAGGGCGGCATGCAGCCCGAGGCCTTTGCCCTCGGACCTGTTGATCCGATCGTTGAGTTCCTGCAACTTCTCCGAGGTGCGCCGTGCCTCCAGCTCGGCTGCCTCACGGGACTGGAACGTGGCAGCCTGATCGGTGAGCTGTGCCCGGAACTCGTTGACAGACTCGAACCGTTTCTCCGCGGCCGTCTCCGCCTTAGCCACCGCTTTCTCCGCGGCGAGCAGCGCCGCGTTGACGCCGGTCTCCTGGGCCTGCTTACGCTCGCCGAGCAGGGTCCGCAGGTCGCCCAGCTGAACCTGGACGTGTTCGTGCAGGGTATCCAGGGTCCACCGGCGTCCCCACACGATCAGAGGTCGGGACGGTTCGCGGGTGCCGCGTAGGTGATGGTGAACGCGCCGACGCCGGCGGCCACGGCGAGCAGGGCCACGCGTACCCACCCGTCGGAGGTGGCCGGTACCTCGACGGTCAGGGCGGCGGCCGCGGCCGCCACGACCGCGCTGAACGCCGCGGCGAGTGCTTTGCTGGCAGTCTTCATTCGAGGAACTTCCCTTCGTTCATCGGACCGGCTCCACAGTGATGACGCGTCGGTTGATGGTGCCGGTGTTCGCGTCGACGCGGTAGGCGATGCACGCGTTGTAGGTGACGCCGGGGGTGAGCCCGGACACGAGCCGGCCCGCAATCGAGTGCTGGCCGACCTGTCCCGCGGCGATGGACTGGACTTGCGAACAGGTGTTCTCGTCGCAGGCGCGTACCACGGATCCGGAACCGACGGTGCCACCCGTACGAACCTCGAAATCGATCAACGTGTATTTGTTGATGGTGGAGTTCTTGCCGCCGCAGGTCACCGAGACGCGGACCTTGCCGGAGGTGGGCGCGACGAACGCGACGCCTCGAATCCCGGTGGTGGTCAGCGTGTTGGTGAACGTCACGCTGGTGGTGGTGCCATCGGTGACGGAGTTGTCCGCAGCGTCGACGGTGACGCCTGCGGTCGCGGCGAGAAGCGCCGCGTCGACGTCGTCGGCGAGGTGCTGGTAGTGCAGCCACAGCTGCACGTCGTCGGTGGGTGCCGGGTACCGCAGGGCGTAGTTCGCGGTGGTGGACATGGGTTTCTCATCTCCTCCAGTCGATGGTCAGGGTAAACGCCGACGACGCGCCGCCACGGCCGGTGAACCGGACATACGGTGAGCCGGACGCGTCGAAGAAACCGATCCCGCCGGCGGTGCCGTCGACCATCGCCTGAGCCCACGCGTCCGGGATGGTGAACGACGTGTCAGTGCTGCCCACCTTCAACGACGGGCCGCTGCTGCTGCTGGTCAGGGTGGGTGCCCCGCCGGGCTTGGTGGCCTGAGTGATCAGCCGCATGGTGGTCGACTGGGCGGCGTAGGCGCCGCCGGTGGTCCGGCTGATCCGCAGGTTCGCGGCCGTGACGGTGGCGCCGGCCAGGGTCCGCGGTTTCGAACCGTAGAACGCGGCGCCGGTCGAGTTCGGGTATCCGCCGTACGAACCCTGCACGACGTCGGTCGTGTCGGTGCGCCACCCGGAACGGTACGAGCCGGTGTAGACCGCGGGGACCACGAGCCGGCCGGTCACCACCGCCGGTTTCGGTGCGGGCGGGATCGGTGGGATCTCCGGGACGGCGGGTGCGGCGGGGAAACAGCGGGCGATCGCGACGCGGCGGGTGCCGGCGGTGGCCACCACGACGACGTCGCCGGCGGCCACGGTCAGGTCCCGGGCGCACTGCACGGTGACCGTGGTGCCGTTGATGACCACGGAGACGACGGCGCCGGCTGACGCGGACGCCGCGGACGCGAGGGTCAGGCTCACGGAAACACCTGCCGAAGTTTCAGCCGCATCGGCTGCGACGGGGTGTAGGGCAACGTCATCGCCTCGATCACGCCGTATTTCTCGCGTAGGTCGTCGAACGCGGTGACGTCGTCGGCCAGGGCGATGATGTCGCCGCCCAGCATGTCCGGCTGCGGAACCATCTCGACGTCGTAACGCTGGTAGCTCTGCCTGCGTTCCCGGGCGAGGATGGTCTGCGCGGCTGCGTTGCACTGTTCGGTGGTGGCCAGTAGGGGACTCTCGAAGAACAGCGGTACCGGCAGCGGGTTGAACGGGCCCGTGTAGGACGCGGCGCCGCTACCGGTGTCGTAGGCGACCCCCTGAACCTGTGTGCCGTCAACGGCCGTCCCACGGGCCACCACGGCGTTATGGACACCGTCACGCGACGAGCCACCCAGACGGGTGATGACGATCGCGCGGGCGTCCGGGCGCCCGTCGACGTTGTGCTCGTAGACGACGGTGGCGCCGGCCGGCAGCTGCCCCGCCGGGATCACCTGCAGAAACCCGTCGGGGGTCACCTGGGCTTGCGCGGGCCACGCGTCGAGCAGCCCGAGCACCGCGCCGAGACGGTCCTCGTCGAAGTTGATGTCCGAGGTGGGCACGTCCCGGTCTATCAGCGACGTGTCGATCATGACGGTCAGGGCCGGCTCGATCAGGGCCCGCAGGGTGGACACGATGGTGCCGGTGGGCTGGAACGGCGACACGAACCGGGCCTCGTCGATCAGCTCGAGCAGCCCCACCGCCTCGACCTCGATGCGGTCCGCCTGCACGTCGGCGGAGCGGATCAGGAACTCGCCGCGGTCGAACCACTCGATACCGTCCGGGCCGATACCGACCCCCAGCTGTACGTGCAGGCGTTGGCCGTACGCGCCGAGCACGCTGGTGGCGCCGTCGACCGGTGTCCAGTCGACGCCGTCGGCGATGCGGGGCACGGTCACGGTCACCCGTTCGGGCACCGACAGGCTCGCGTCGTATTCCTCGGTCCCGCCGGTGACGGGGATGTTCTCGGCGAGCAGCATCCCACCGCGGGTGACCGACGCACGGCAATGCAGGTCGAAGATGCCGGACCGCACGTTGAACGCCGCGGCGGTGGACAGGGCAATTGCCATGGTCAAATTCCGTAGTCGCCCTGCGCGGCGAGCAGCAGGGTCGCATAGTCGTCGGCGTAGTCCTGCAAGGTGAGCCCGGTGTAGGCGTTGGCGATGTCTTGCAGGGTCCACCCGCGTGCTTGCAGGAACACCGACCAGCCGTCGCACTCGGCGACGTTCAGCGTCCACAGGCGACGTTCGTCGGTGCCGTCCTGGCTGAACCGTTCATCGCTGGCGGCCAGCACCGACCAGTAGCCGTCCACACCGTCGTAGCCGCCCGCCTGACGGACCTGCACGATGCCGCTCGTGGTGGCCTTGAGCAGGGCGAGCAACGCATCGGACGCCGATGTGGTCGCCACGAACAGCTGCACGGTGGACAGGTACTGGCCGAGCCCGGCAGACACGACCAGATTACGGCCGTCGACGGCGAACACCGCCGACTGTGAATCGCGCTCACGTCCGGGCCAGGACACGATCACGACCTCAGCGGCCTGCGCGCTGATCGCATCGGTGAGCGCCACGTTCCCGCCGGTGAGCACGTAGGTGACCGGCGAGGTGCTGGCCGCGTCGACGTTGTTGACCTGCAACACGTACGACACGGGGATACCGAACGGTAGCTCCGCGTCGACCAGCGTGAACGCAGTCGCGCCGGCGGTGGTCGCGAACCCACCCCGGACCGGGGTGCGGACCCCACCGACCAGCCGGAACACGTCGATGCTGTCGGCCGGGTCGAGCCCGGACGCGGTGAGCAGCACCCGGGGCGGCCACACGTCCTGGGCGACAGCGGTGAACGCCGGAGCCGCCCGCAGCGCCAGGACCACGCCGCGGCTGATCGCGGCCGCACCGCCGGTCACCGTCAGCGAGCCGGCACCGATGTCTACCTCGGTGGTCTCGATGATGTATCGGGCGGCGAGGGTCGCATCGTCGCCGGTGGTGACCGACGAGAGCAGCATCGTGGAAAACCCGGCCGGGGTGGACACCGTTGTGGAGTCGTCTTGTTTCCAGCCGAGCACGATCACGGCCCGGCCCGCGCCTGCGACGTCGAGGGCCGGGTAGGCGATGTTCTGGGCGGAGCCGTTGAGCAGCTGCGCGGACGCGGCCGCGGTGAGCTGACCCGGCAGGACCCCGCGGAACGCGATCATGGCGGCTTGGGTGTCGGCGTTGGCTACCCCACCGGTGAACGTGACCGTTGGAGCGGTGTCGCCGGCCTGCCAGTACCGGCCGAGCACGGCGAGATTCCCGGCGTCGACCACCCTGGACCAGCCGGCGGGCACGGCCGGGGCGCCTGCGCCGGAGTTACGGATCGAACAGAGGATCAGGGCCAGGTCCCCGGCTGCGATCCCGGCGACGGCGGACGGTACGACCGCGGCGTTGACGGCGACGGCGGTAGACCCGATACCCACGTACGTGATCGTCGTCATCGGGTGGCCTTGCTCGCTCGCCAGCTCTGGCGACGCTCGCTCGAGGCGATCATCTGCCGGAACGGTTCGCCGTCCAGCGACACCTGCAGGTGCGACTGCACGGTCACCGGCGCGGGCCCGCCGGTGCGGGACCCGGCGCCTGCGCCGGGCTGCCACGCGCCGCCGTCCGGGCCTGCGAAGTTACTGGCGCCGATACGGTCCAACTGGGCCTGCACCTTGTTGATCCGGGACTGATTGAACACGACGTTGATGCGGACCTGCCGGTCGTGGATGCCGGCCAGGCGCGCGGCCAGATCAGCGGCGTTGGCTTTGGCCCTGGCGGTGTCGACGTCGACGCGGCGTTTGACGTTCGGGATGCCGAGCAGCTGATCGGCGAGCTTGCTGGCCTGACCGGCGGACGCCCCCAGTTTCTGGGCGAGGGCGACGAAACGGCCCCGTAGCGTCGCCGCGAGGGCGGCCGCGCCGGCCCCGGCGCCGTTGACCTTCACGTATCCGTCGTAGTTGCGTTGCAGGGCGTTCGCGACGTTCGACAGGGCCTCGCGGTTGCCGCGGCCTTCCTTCGAGTCCAGCGCCAGGGTGCGGCCGTTCTCCTTGGCGGCTTTCGACGCGTCGGAGAAGGCCTGCGCGACGCTGGTGGTCGAGGAATACAGGTCGCGGTTCGCGTCGAAGACTCCCCGGACGGCCTCTTCGGCCGCGGCGAGGCCTGCGGCGTAGTCGTAGCTATCGTCGGCGGCCGCCGACAGCGCTTCGGCCGTCCCGGCGACGTGAGACGAGAACTGGGACGCGTTCTTGGCGCCCGAGCCGAACGCGTTGCTCAGCTTTTCGAAGGTCTGCGCGCCACCGGACAGTCCGACCTTATCCAGCCATCCATTGAGCTTTGTCAATGCGGCGACGGTCGGGGCGATTATGTCGATCAGCCCGGCGATCGTCCCGAACACGCTGTCCAGGGAGTGGGCGGCCGCGTCGGAGTTCTCCGAGAGCATGCCGAACGCGTTACCGATCGCGACACCGACCTTGCCGAGCCCGTTCTTGATCGACTCGATGACCGGGCCGGCTTTGGCCACCAGCCTCTCGAACCCGCGGATGACCGGATCCACGAAGTTGATCAAGCCTTCGGTCAGCGGAGCAACGTACCGTGACGCGCTGGCGAAGATGCGCTTGAACACCGGATCGAGCCGGTTCGCCTCCTCCTGAAGCGACGAAATCGCTTTCAGCACCGGCTCGATGAACGGGGCCGCGTCCTGCTCCAGGTTTCCCAGCAGCGTGCGGCCCAGCTGCTTGCCGGAGGCCTGGACGCGGGCGTCGCGGGACGCCAGCACCAGCCCGCCGATCACCCCGCCGATCCCGGCGCCGCCCACGACAGCGGCTTGCAGGGTGCTCGCGATCATCGGGGTGACCGCGATGATCCCGGCGGCCAACGCCGGTCCCGCGGCGTCGGACACCGTGTCCATCGACTTGGTCAGCGTCGCGGCGAGTTTAGGCGCGATTTTGGTCAGGGTGGTGCTCAGGGCCCGGCCGAAGTGGTCGGCGTTACGGTCCTGTTCCTTCTTCATCGTGTCCGAGGTGCGTTTGAACGCCCGTTCCACCGACGACAGACCGGACCCGGTCCGGTCGTTCGCGGTGACATCAACCTCGACATCGCGGGCCATGATCAGCCCCTGCGGATCTGATCGAACGCCTCATCGACGGCGGACTCGATGGCGCTCACCCACTGGGCGTTATCGGACGCCGGGGTGGTGAACCAGCCGGACGGGACCGTCTGGACGTGCCAGGACCCGGCGCTACGGCGGCCCCACGACGGTGCCCGGACCGTGCCCGCGTCGATGCGTTGCAGGTCCGACTTCCCGCGGGTCGACTGCCGTGAGCCTTTGATCTTGACGCCGGCGGTGCGCGCGGAGGCGTAGCGCACCGAACTGGAGATCCGGGCCGCGGCCACCCACGCGCCCAGACCCCCGCCGTGCGGCAGGATCGTCACCGCGTGCTCGCGGATCTTGTCGCGTAGCGCCGGCAACGGCTTGTTGATCTTGCGGCGTAGCGCGCGGACCACAACCCGGCGGCCGTCGAACGCGCGGAGCTCGGCGATGAACGCCGTCATGCTGGTCGCCACGTCTCAGTCCCCTCCCATCATCGCCCCATCATCTGCCGGGTCCGCTGTTCGAGCAGGCTCGTGCGGGCCGCGGACGCGTCACGCTCGTCGAGCTCCAGGTAGGTGTCCAGGTCGCGGGGATGCCAGCTCAGGACTTCCGAGAGCGCGAGGCCCGTTTTGCGGCAGAAGGCGATGTAGACGCGGCGGGTGGAGTCGTCGGGCCAGGGTCCAGGCGCTGCTCATCCCCCGTTTCCGCACCCGCGGTGCCCGAATCGTCGGGCTCGGGGTCGTCGTCGTCCGTCTCGTCGTCACCCATCAGAGACTGCACGGACAGGCAATCCCGGTCGTTCCACGAATTCCAGGATCCGTTGTACAGCCCGACACGACACGCCGCGTTCCAGCACATGTACCTCGCCGGGAGGATCTTCGAGGTGCCCGGGAAGTCCTGGGCCTCCATCGCCGCCCAGTCCCGCTGATCGGTGGACACGTCGAATTCGCGTGCCTCGAATGTCACATGCCACTTCTGATCCATGCCGGCCATCAGGCGACCGAGGAGAACACGGGCGAACCCTTGACGGGAAACACCATCTCGGCCATCGGGAAACTGCCCTGTTCCCCGCCGAACGGCGCCGGCATCGCCAACACGGTGAACGTGGCCTTGTCCTCACCGGTCAGGTTCTTCGGGGTGAGCACGATGTCCAACTCGTCACCGGGAGCGGCCGCCCGCAGTACCTTCGCGAGCCCGCCGGTGTTGTTCTTCTGCGCGAGGGTGAGCTGCAACGTCCAGACCGCCGAGTCGACGTCAGAGATCACACCGTCGGGGACCAGGGTGCGAAGCTGCTGGATCGGGGTGTCCGGGACCAGCCGGGCGACGGTGACCTGATTGGCGTATTCGATGGTTTCGACGGTGACGACAGCGTCGCGCACGACGTAGATTCCCGCTGCTACGGTCATGATTTCTTTACTCCGATCTTCCGGTGAGCTGCAAACCTTGCATGTCGCCTGCCGACGTGGCCATCACGACCGGGGTTATCGCGTCGACGAACATCACCGGCTCGAGCGCGCCGGCCAGGGCGTAGCCGAGCTGATCGGCCATCGCGTCGGCGGTGGTCTCGTCGGCGGCCACCACCACCAGCACCGCCCACGTGTTGACGAACAGGAAACCGGCGTCGCGTTGCGCGCCGCGCCACCGCACCCACGCGTCGCCGGGCGCAGGCGCTGCGGGCCGGCTCTCATGGGCGCGGACGGTGAAGTCGCCGGCTGTGACACCGTCCGCGGCCGTGACCAGAGCCGCACGCTCGGCTGCGCTGGTCATCCGGTCACCAGCTTGCGGCGCGAACCCTCCAGCCTGCGAACCTCCGGGTCGTTACCGGGCAGCACCGAACTCGACCCGGACTCGGCGTCGCCCTGCAACACCGCCAGGGGCAGCGGGCGGCGGGCCAGCTGGCACGCCACCCGACGCAGCAGAGCACCGCGCAGGTTCGCGGTGTACGGGGTCACCCGGCACATATCGCGCTGCTGCTGTTCCTCGACGTCCAGGGCGTCTTGCAGGGTGGCGTCGGCATGGGAGTGCGGCATCAGGTAGGCGTCGACGTCGGCCAGCACCGGCGGGGATGCCGGGGCCAGCACGTACGCGCTCAGATACGCGGCGCCGTACGCGGTGGCGACGTGCGCGGTCCACCGGCCCGCCGTACCCGGGTAGAGCACCGCGCGGTAACACCCGGCGCCCAGGTCCTCGACGGCGGGCAGGGTGTCGACATCTGCCGGATCGGTGACGGTCACGGTCACGGCGCCGCCCACGACCCCGACGCCGTTCGGGTCGGCCACGCGCACGGACACGACCCACTCACCACCGACCATCAGGTCAGCGGTGAGATCGCTGACGACCACCGCCACGGGCTCAGGCGACGCTGTCGTAGGTGACCTGACGGACACCGCCGATGTCGGTGTTCGCGAACGCGGTATATCCCCACGCGGCGATGTCGACCATCGCGACGGGGGCGTAGGCGCCACCCCCGGCCGGGGCGGTACCGGGGAACTCCAGACGCTGCGGGGACGTCGCCCACGCGAACACCGTCGCCGGGTCGAACAACCAGGAGTTGTTCAGCGCGCCGGGCGTCGACGCGAGCGCCCAGGACGGGATACCGATCACCCCGGACAGATCCAGGGTCTGGAACCGCACCGCAGCCTGACCGTTGACGTTGGTCGGGCCGAGCACCGGATAGAACGGGCGCCCATCGGTGGCCTTCGCCGCGGCGAAAGCCTTGTACAAAACTTTCTCCAGGACGAACGTGTCGATGTTGTAGCCGCGGATGAACTGCAGGTCCGCGACGGCTGCTTCCCACGCCGCGACCAGCGCCGCGTCGGTGGGTGCCACGCCCAGGGTGATGTCGGCGGCCGCGGCGAGGGTGTTCAGGAACGTCGCCGCGGCCGTCTCGACGCCTTCGTTGTAGGAGCGGACCAGCTTGTTGTAGACCAGGCTGGCGGTGGCCGGGTTGCCGCCCATGTCCCACACCTCGCGAGTCAGGCTGGCTTTGCCCGACAGGGCGCCGGGGGTCACGGTCTGGTTCGTGGCCACGTACGTTCCCGAGGCCGGCTCAGTGCCCTCGGTATGCGCGGCGACCGCGACGGTCGCGGACGAGTACTTCGGGAACGTGAACGGTTGGACACCGTTCGGTGGCGCGCCGCGGCCGATCGCATCCCAGATGGGCCGGCGGTACTCGCGTTCGTCGACGAACATGTCCGGGCGCAGGATCGGCATGTTGAGCTCATTGACGTCCGCGGAGTCCACATCGAAGGTGGCCTTCATCAGCGCCATCACGCGTTTACCCGGATCGGTGTAGCCGCCGGTGGACCCGTCGTCGTTCGCGCGGGACATCGCGAGCAGATCGGCGTGGAAATTGTGTTCGCCGTCCGGCGCGAACTGGGGTTCCCCGCGGGCTGTCCGGGTCCGGGAGAACTGGTACGGCAGCGCTTCCCGGACCTCCACCGCGGTGTTACCGGGCCCGGCGCCGGCCGGGTCGATGACCGGGCGTCCCCCACCCGGTGGGGCCGGCTCCACCGGAACCCACCCGTTCGGGCCGAACTGCATGCCGGGCGGGGCCACGTTCGGCACGTCGGGCACGGCCGGTTCCCATCCACCGGTCCCCCACCGCCAGCCGGGCGGAGACGCGAACGTGTGCGCCGGGCCGGGCGCCGGTACGGGGGCCGGCGGAGTGGGCGGTGTGTCGGTGGGTGGCGGGCCCGTCGGGCACGCCACGCCTTCCTGGTGGTCCTGTCCGCAGATGGGGCAGTGCATGGCGTTCCCTCCTGAGGTGCGGGCCGCGGCCACTCGTGTGATCCGGGCATCGTCGAAGCGGGGCATGCCGGTCTGGGAGATCTCGAACAGGTCGTAGCCGGTGATCAGCATGACGCCGGGGTTGTCCGGGTCGCGTTGCACATCGGCTGAGGTGAAGTCGACGCCGACGCTGATCCCGTCCTTCACCTTGTCCTGCGCCAGGGCCAGCATCTTGTCCCCGTGCACACCACGGCCCACCTTCGCCGTGAACCGCAGGCCCTGCGGGGTATCGAACAGGGTGAGCACATGGCCGAACGCGAGGCTCGGGTTGTGGTCCTCAAGCAACTTGATGCGGGACAATTCGGACGTGCGGGCGCCGCCGGGTGCGAACCTCCACCGGCGCCCGAACATCTTCGCGATCTTGTCTTTGCCATACGGGATGGCGATACCGGAGATGGTCCGCCCGACCGGGTCGACGGTGAACCCATCCGTGTTCAGCTGGAACGTGAACGGGGCCGCGTCGGCGAACCGGGCCGCTGTCGCCCGGATCGGCACGACGTTGGAGCCCGTAGCGGCGGCCGCGGGCGTCGCGACCGGCCGGGCGCCGGCCCTGGCAGCCGGCGGAAGCCCTTCCTGCGCGGCCACCCAGTCGGGGCCGATCACACCCAAGCTCACGTAGATCTGGGCGACCTCCGCGCGGGTCTTCGGGTCCGGGCGCATGTAGTCGTCCAGGTCGAAACGGGCCAGCCGGCCCGGCCGGGTCACGTCGTCCATGTTGAGCCGATCCACCACCGCGCGCATGAAGTAGGCGAGGACGTCGTTGATGCGATCCTGACGCTTGTCTGTGACGTTGGCGTAGGTCATCGACTGCACCCGCGCCCCGACGTCGGACGGGTCGAGACCGAACGCGATCGCGAGCTCCAGCGACACCCGCTCTTGCAGCTCCACCAGCTGCAAATCGACGGGGGTGGGCACGTCGACGGTGTGATAGTCCAGGGCGTACGGCACGTAGCCGGTCGAGTGGAGCTTGCGCCATCTCCGCCATTTACCGAGCAGCGTCTGCACCTCGCCGTCGGAGGCCGGGTCGGGCATGCCCGGTTTCGGGGTGAAGTAGTCCGCCGGCCGGGGGTCGTTGGCGTACATCGTCGCGGCTTCGTCCAGCGCGGTGGCGCGGGCCAGGGTCCGCCACATCACCTTGCGGGCTGCCTGTTTGGGCGAGTCGAAGCGGATCATCCGGCGGGCCGGGACCTGCCGGCCGTCGACGTAGAGCACGGCCTCGCGCGGGTCGTAGCCGCCCGGCAGCGGATCGCGGCCGCGTTTGGTGTTCGGCGGGTTCAGCGTGACGTTGTTGTCAGACCGTCGGCGTACCTTCAGCGGGTAATCGTCGGCGTCCCATTCGGTGATCTCCCACCAACTGATCGCGTCGGCGAACAGATCTTCGAACGTCTGTGTCAAATGCACGACGTTAGGTACGGCCGGATCGAACTGGCGGAACAACTCCGAGCCGGTGTCACGGTTCGACTCGTCGAGCTCGCACAGCGGCAGCGTGGCCACGTTGCAGATCATGTCCCGGGCGCGTAGCCCGACCGGGTTGGCGAGCAGCTGCTCACGGGTCACCGGGCCTTTGGAGCCGCCGAGGAACATCTCCCGCCAGAGGTCGTCCATCGGGGTGTACGGCTGGCTGAACCGATACGCGGCGGCCGCGTTCGACAGGGTGAACAGGTCCCACGTGCGGCGCGCGAACTGTGCGACCTTTCCCATGCTCGGCAGTGTATGCCCAGGTCAGGAAAAGGTCAGACATTCCTATCCGGGGTCGACCAGCGAATCGCGTCACGCGTCATCCGAACTCGTCGACGAGCCGGATCGGGCCGGGCGCCGCGGGCATCGTGCGGGCCAGATGGTCCGCGCCGGCCGCGGCGTACGCCGCGTCGACATGGTTGACGCCCCGGCGTGCGAAACGCCACGTATCGCCAGTCGCAAGTTTGTCGGCGCCGGTGACGTGCTGGGTGAGCAGCGGATCATCGCCGTGGCGCGCCAGATGCGCGCGCACGTTGACGGCGAACCCCATGCAGACCGCGGATACCTCGGTGGAGATCTCGACGACCTCCAACCACAGCGGCGGCCACGCGAAATGCCGGTCCTTGGCCGCGCGGTCTTTGAGGCCGGAGGCCGCGGCCGCGCCGGGCCCACGGGGAAACCAGCCGATCCGCACCGGTTTGATGACCGCGACCAGGCCGGGTAGTGCGGTCTGCATCTGTACCACCGCGGTGGGACCGCCCCATGCCTCGACCACGTCGAGCTGCACCACGCCGTCCGGGCCGGGCTCGCCGGCGGCGAGCAGGGTCGCGTGTTCGAGGTCCGGGGACACGTCCAGGCACAGCGCGACACGCCGGCCCGCCAGGTCGACGTCGCCGACGCAGAGTTTCCACGCCGCGGCGTCGATGGCCGCGTCCAGCGCCGGGACCCGGATACAGAGCCGTTCGGTCTTGAACGTGGCCAGGGTGTCCCCGCCTTTCTCGAGCGCGGCCACAGCCTCGAGGTAGATCTCCTGAGGATCCATGCGTAGCTGGCCGTCCCATCCGACGTGCCCGAGGTTCGGGTTGGCCTGCGCGAGTACGGCCAGGTCGGTGGGGTCGTCGTCGTTCTCGCCGGACCATTCGAACAGCCCGTTGCGGAAGTTCGGCGCGCCGGCCACGATGCCGCCATCGAGGAGGATCTCGGCGAGCTCGGTGGTGCCGTTGTCCTGCCACCAGTTGACGAACAGCAGCGCGTCGTCGCGGCGGTCGTTGAGGACCACGCTCTTGTCCGAGCCGGCATTCGATAAGGACCAGTTCTGGGCGTACGGCCGCGCGCTCATGGCGCCGGTGCCCGCGGCCCACGCCTCATAGCTGGTGTGCTGGCGCAACTCGTCCTGGATCAGCCGGTCGACCGACAGCGACCGGCCCCCGTCGTCGTTCGCGGCGCCGATCTTGTACATCGTGCCGTCACCGATCGCTGACACCATCTCCTGTTCGCCGTTGGTGCGGCGCACCCCCATGCCCCGGCCGGTCGGCATCCGGCGACGCAACACCGGCGTCTTCTTGACAATCTTGACGGCCTTGTCCCAAGAGATCCTGGCGTAGTCCAACTTGGTGGAGGTCCCCAGCGTGACCGGCCACCGGTCGATGAACATCCAGAACAGAGCCAGCACGACGCACAGGTGCGTTTTGCCGTTCTGCCGGGAGACCAGGATCAGGATGTGCCGGAACCGGGGCCGCCCGTCGGGCATGAGCTCACCGGCGTGGATGACGGCGAACTCCTCCCACGGGTCGAACGGCATCCGGACCACGTCGCGGGCGAACGCGACCTGGGCGAACCCGACCGAGGTTTCAGGGGTGAGCGGGCGGAGCGGCGGGGTCCACAGGCGGGGCGTTACGGACCCGCGCACCGCCGACAAGGCGGAGGAAGGCCTGTTCATCGGGGTCGGTTGCATCGTCGGCGACCTCCGTCTTACCCGCCACCCGGGCCGCGGTGGTCAGATGTAGCGCGGCGAGCGTCGCGAGGAACTTCGGGCCGACGTCGATTACACACTGTCGCGCCGACAAAGCGTCCGACAATCGCTCTACGTGACGGTGGGTGGGGACGTCGTCGGCGTTGATCTCTTCGAGGCAGGCCAACGCCGCGGCGTGCAGCAAGCCGGCAGCGTCGAGCTCCGCGGCATACATCTTGGCCAGCGCGACGCTGCCCTGATCCATCTTTTCTGCCCGTTTTGCCCGTAGTGCGGCAAGTAAAGCGAGCGTGATCGGGCCACGTTTCGCCATTTCAGGATCGGCCGGTCGCGGGGGGAGGGAGGACAG